GCGGATAAGAGCGACTTGTCTAAAGTCTTGTCCTACTATAAAGTTACTATCTTCAATACCTGCAGGTTTAGTATTAAACATTAATGATGTAGATTTTAATTCGTCTCTAGGATCATTTCCCATTCCACTATCAGGTCCTATAATAACTATTGCAGTTGCAGCACCACTATTAAAGGATACGCTTGCAAAATTATATCCTTGTCCCATCGCCATTGTGCTATCAGTACTTGAATCTAATTCTATTTTAACTACAGCTCCACCTGAAATTGTAGCAGTAGCTGCAGCACGAACTCCATCACCAGTAATAGTTACTGTGGGTGCACTAGAGTAACCACTTCCGCCACTCGTAATAGCAATTCCAATTATTTGACCAGGAACCGATGAATCTTGAACTAGTTTTTGTTGGGTTTCTAATACAGAGTGTGAACGTCCTAAAGTCGCAGCTGACAATACCTTTTCGACTGGTATAAAATTTGCTGATAGAAATTTACTAGCTCGAGCAGCGCTCAATGTATATAAAAACTTCCAAACATAACCATCACCGCTTTTAAACGGTTTATTAGTTGTTCCAGCTGGTTTTACAGTAGAAGTACTAGGTGCGCCAGTTGATGATTTGCCTTGTTGTAAACAAATATAAACTTGATTATCTTCGGTTAAAACATAATAACTATTTGATGGAATAGCCGAAAGATCGTCGCTATACGCTGAATATATTCCACCAGAAGACCAATTATATCTTGGAATTGTGAATGTAACATCATTTGCAGATTTAATTGATTGTAGACCGGCTCTTACATTTCTTATACTTCTTGGTGTGTCTGTTGCAGCAGGAACTGTTTCTGTATTATTCCATTGCTCAGATTTACCAATTCCTAGATAATACTTATGTGTTGAAGCTGAATCTGGAAAAGAAACTTCTTGAAATATAGTTTGAACTAACTGTTTCTTAAATGGGTCTGTGATTATTGCCGTCATTTTATATTCCTTAAGTTATACTTATACCGTTATCTGATGAATCTGCACCATTTAACATAAACCATTTAGCTCCGTCCCAGATGCATTGAGTAGCATGATTAGTTGTTAATGCAAATGAAGTTCCATTTGCAAAACTAGCTGGTGTAACCGTGGCTAGTCCACTTCCTTTATTAGAAAAGATTTTAAATTCACCAGTTGTTGTACCGTTTAACAAAGCTACAGCTAATGCCGATGATTTGTTACATATTATTAAAGTTGCTGCTATTGATGCATTACCATTGGCTGTTATAGTAGAAGCTCCATATGCAGCTTTAGATATACTAACAGATCCAGTACCTTTAGATGCAAGTGTTATATTTAAGTTTGCTCCGCCTCCAGTTGCAGATAATGCAGGACCTGCTACAGATGCGCCATTAGCGATTGTTAATTCATTAACTGCACTTCCAGTTGCTGTAAACTTAATTAATTCTGCACCAGCAGTATCATTTATAGATGTACCAATTTTAGGAGATGTTAAAGTTTTATTTGTTAATGTCTGAGCCAATGCTGAAAACACTATAGTATCGCTATCTCCTAAAACTGGTAATCTTATATTACGATTAGCAGATAACTCGCCAGGAATCAATGTATATTTGTGATTAGAGCTAGTATCGTTAATTTGTGGTAATGTTATAACTGGTGATGTTAAAGTTTTATTTGTTAATATATCTGTTGTATCTTTAAAAACTATAGTTCCTGTTGCATTTGGTATAGAAACTGTTCTATCTGCAGTTGCGTTAATTGCAATTAATTTTGTTTCATGCGAATCGGCGCTAGTTCCTTCAAATATAACTACACCAGTACTTGCAGAATCTTTGAGTTTAACTAATGTACTAAGATTAGAACTATTACCACCAAGTTGAGTGTAAATTTCTTCAAAATTTGCATTCATTTTAGTTCCAGCGCTACGTAATGTATCGCCTGTACCGTCGTTTGCATTAGTACCTATATTAATATTTTGTCTTGTCATTTTCTATCCTACTTATAGTGTTATTTATACTAGAAAGACGAGTCAGTTACACGTCTTGTGAATATTTGGTTATCCATAGTTTCTAATGTAATTGAGAAATCTGGAGTTGCGTTTATGCCTGTTTCATCACTATCTCTAATACTGCTATCATCAAAAGTAAATGAGTTTGGTGTTATAACTTGTTTTAATGTATGATAAGTTGTATCTAATTGAGCCAAAGTTAACCCTTGATAATCGCTTACTATTTCATTTAAATTAGATCTTACTGATTTATCAGCTGAGTCTATCAATGTTGTAAATTGTATGAATGGTGTTGCCATAGTTATAGCTGCTTGAGAGATAACACTAGGACCAGGCGACGAATCAGCTAAAACTAGTGGAGCAGAAGGAAATACCGATGCTTCTGTGTCTGATACAACTTGTCCTGCAAAATAAAAACCAGAAGGGTGTACAAATTTTTTATATAGTTCACTCCATGTATCAACAGAAATACCAGTTTTAATTAGTAAACCAAATGTTTGATATATGTCATTATTTTGTATATATTTAATGGAATCTACACCAATTTGACTAGTAGCTTCTCCAACTTTAAATATTGATGCTTTACCATATTCAACTTCAGCCCGCTGTTGAAAAAACAATCTAAAAAATTCTTCAAGTGAAAATCTACTTCCTTTTAGTCTAGCTAAATCAGCTAATCTTGTTAAAGCATATCTAGTATTAGTAAAATTATCACCCGTTTTTAATCCACCACCCAACTCTGTTACTAAATTATTTAGTAAATCTGCTGGCATTTCTCCAATATCTTTTTTAGCAAATAACTGATGATTGTCATGACCAAACGCATGAGCGCCGTCTGCAGAATCTAAAAAATCATAATATTTTTCTAGAAAAGTTACTAATTTTGGAAACTCGCTAGTATAAAATTCTGGTAAAGCTTCTCTTACTTTTCTATTTTGAAAAGATTTTAATCTTCTTTTACTATGATAATTAATTGACATTTATATACTTACCGCTGTGGTTTGATAATCTAAAACTGCTGCTGAAGATGAGGTTGCAACATCTATTTCTATAATATAGTTTCTTAAAGGTCTTATAGTATTTTGATTTGCAGGAGTTACAGATAATGATATTGCAGCTCCTTCAAATGCTGTAGGTTTAAATCCAGTTAAAGTAACTGCGCCTGATGCATTATTATAAGAACCAATATTATCAATTTCTACTGTTCCATCTTCTGCTATTATTTGTAATTTAGTAGTTCCTGGTTTATTTTTTATTACACATGCCTGAGAATTAAAAGTAAATCGTGTAGAACTAAATGTTGAAATTAAAGCATTTGGTTCAGCTAATGCAACTGGAAAAACTATAGTATACGCAAGAGATAAATTAACTGTTGGTACAAAACTTTGTTTTATAAAGATAGCCATCTTAGAGTTTAATATTGATGGATCAATTGCATCGATGGTAGTAAGAAGATTAGATCTTCTAAATACTTTATTAAATTTTCCTAAGTTAGTAGTAAAATAATTATTAACTGTGTTTTGTACATTGGTTTCTAAAGATTGTGAAGTTGAACCAGTTAGATCCGGATCTAAATTAAAGGTTGTACTTACTGATAAAAACGTAGTTATAGGTTCAACATATTCTGTTGTTATTGACATTATAGCCATATTATCAGTAAGTTCAGTTTGAATTGTATCTTTTACAGATTGTTGAGTATCAGCAGTTACTGCATTTTTAAATTTTAATCCAATAAAAGTTTTTCCATAAATTGCTGGAATACTATCTGCACCACTGTATGCAGTAACATCATCTAAATATGCTCCATAATTAGCTAAAATCTGACCTTTATAATCTTCTGCTGTCACTAATCTTCGTTGTGATGTAAAAGCAATAGGCGCATTTTGTCTTATAGATTCTACGCTTTCTTTATATGATCCGCCAGCTGCAGCTGCTTCTGTTGTAGTAAGTAACGTGTAACTAGTTCCAGATATTGTAATATTTGCGGAAGGAGTAAAAGTAGCAGCTCCATTTGCAACTGTTCCTTTAGTTGATAGATAATCTATTATAATCTTATTACCTGCTACTGGTGCTTTACCTGTAGTTAAACCATCACCAAAAATTATCTCATAATATCCATTAGGAACTTCTTTAATTTGATAGTGTGTACTACTATTAGTAATTCGAATTGCTTTGCTTATATTAGTGTAAGTGTCAAACAATGAAGAACCTGAAGTAGGAAAAACTCTTACGCGAATTGTAGTAGTATCAATAGTAATGTCTGGTATAACATATATTTGGGAGTCTGTAGTATCACCAACAAAGAATGTTTTAGTTTTTTCAATTCCTTCAAAGACTGAAATATTTGTTCCATCTGTAGAATTTAAAAATGAATATAATCCAACACCATCATCTATTGCAGTAAAACTTTCTCTAGTTTGAAATACATATGATACATCATTAACACTACTAGTAAATGAAGTGTTTCTAGGAATAGTTATACTAGTTGGTCTGGTGCCTGAACTAATAAGAACAGATAAATTTAAATCTGCCTTTGACGAAGAATATGATTTAGGGACATAACCTAAACCTTCAGCCAAAGATGCGACTGAACTTCTTAGTTGAGCAGTGTTAATAAAAGATTCGTTTAATGCAAAATTAGCAGTAAGACCATTAAAATGTGTATTATATGCTAAGACATCTAGTATATTACTTAAGCCTGAAGCTTCAAAATCATAATCTGCAAATTCAGTTTGCTGTTTAAAATAATCTTTAAGTCTGCCTTTGACTGTATCAAAGTCAAGTTGCGT